CTCCGCAATGCGCGTACGCGAAAGAGAAGGTCCCCAACTGGTCCTCCATCACGCGCATAAGCTCATCGGTGCCTCCCCCCGAGAGGCGAATGCCCTGGGCTGAGTGACCCCACTTGACGCCCTTGCGAGACATGGAAATCATATTCTCCGCATCCCGCTCCAGCGCCTGCGTGGCCACTGCCGAAATCATCTGTGTGACCTTGGACGGCGCGACGTAAAAACGCGCCTGCGCCTTCTCCAGCTTAGCGACGCTGTAATAGTCGCCCTTGGTCTTTCCATAACACGCCAACAAGTATGGTTGCTCGCGCTTCCATTTTGCCAGCTGATTTCGCACCCCTATGGCACCTCCCCTCTGCAGGGCCTCTCCCAATCCCTCCTGCATGTATTGCACCACGGCCTGAAAAGTTTTCATCACCTCCAGGTTGTCACCCTTGGCGTCTACTAGCTTTCCGACCAGCGGCAACCCCAAGCCTGCCTTGCGGTTGGTGGTCACCGCGTCCACCCGATCCTCCGGATTCCGATTCCATAGCAAGGACTTCTTCCCACCGATAATGGTGGGCCTCAAGCCGCATGCCTCCATAGCCATGTCCACTTCGAGGCCAGTGGGCACCTGCACGTGCTTGTCTCCACGCCTCGGAAAGTACGCCTCCAGCCGCCCCATAGAGGCGGTCAGAGGCGCCTCCGACACGTAGTAGTAATTCCTAAGCCCATGCTGCGCGGCCTCTAGCGTCCACGACCACGCCGAGTCGTCCTTGGGCAAGCGCAGCTCGAGGTCCATGGCCCCAAGCACGTCCACCACCAGCTTCACTGCGATCCCCGACCGCTTGCGGAATATGTAGGCCTTCTTCTGTGGCACATACAATACTCCAACGGATGCATCGTAACCCTTCTTCTTCGACTGGACTCGAGGGTCAAAGCATAATGGTAAAAGCTCCCCCCCGATCCGTATTTCCTTTGGCACATACACGCTGGCCACCGCTGTCACATTGAGGTCACGCACAAGTGCTCGCGTGCCCTCACCCTTATACTTGTTGCTGGCGTCTGTCATAACCTTATACTGCTCCGAAGAGATGTAACCGGCTCCCAGAACATCCGCAATCTTCCTCTGCTCGCTTGTCAGCACATACTGATCATCACGAACAAAGGCAAGAGGGTTCGACATAGGGGGGGAATTGTTGTTTTGCTAGGTTCCACCTAGTTGTTTATAATAAATTTGCACTACTTTGGGCACCGCGCCGCAATGGCCCCCCCAACACCCCATTTCTGGAATGCTCAGG